GCGGTTTCGGTTGGGCCGCCCCCGAGGGCGAGAGTGTGGTCCTTTTGGACGCTATAACACTGGCCCATTGGGGCGCTAAGACAACGAAACGTAGACCAGGAAGGAAGGCAGGATTTCTGTGAGTGAATGGACTGCTGCTGACCTTCAGTCGTTGCGGGTCGAGAATGTCACCGAGGATGAGCTAGGCGCTATTCGTGAGCTTTTGAGCGTGTGGAATGGGCGCCGGACTAAGAATCTGAAGCGTTCGCTGTATCACGATTCGGAGCAGGCGTTCAAGGATCTGGGCCTGACTCTGCCGCCTCAGTTGAAGAACGCGAAGTTCTATCTTGGCTGGGCGACGATGGCTGTGCGTAAGCCGGCGATGCGTTCCCAGTTCGAGGGTCTGCGTTTGCCTGGTTCTGAGGATCCGTTTGAGTTGGGCGAGATCCTGGCCGCGAATAACTTTGCGTTGGAGCTTGGTCAGGGCATCGTTTCGGCGTACAAGCACGGCATGTCCCTTGTGACTGTCGCTAAGGGCATTGCGGGTGAGGCTCCGGTTCAGATCCAGGGGCACTCTGCGGAGTCCTCTGCCGCTGTCTGGGACCGTCGTAGGCGGCGTGTGGCCTCTGCCCTCACTATCTCCGCGATGGACGTTGACAAGCCCACTGAGTTCATTGTCTACCTGCCTGATGTTGTGTTGTCGTGCCGGCGTGATGCTGGGAAGTGGGTTGCTGATCGGATCCCGAACCCGATTGGCCGGACTCTTGCGCGCCCGTTGACGAATGACCCGCAGTTGAACAAGCCGTTTGGGCGTTCGAGAATCACGAACCCTGTCATGGCGCTCTGTGATATGGCTGTCCGTGCGTATGTTCGCATGGAAGGTAACGCTGAGTTCTACTCGTCGCCGCAGCTCGCCGTTCTGGGTATGGAGGCGGACGCTACTGAGGGTCTGAGTGAGTCGAAGAAGTTCAAGCTCGCTATGGACCGTTTGCTTGCGTTGTCTCGTGACGCTGACGGTAATGTCCCGGAGTTGAAGCAGTTGCAGCAGGCGACGATGACGCCTCACTCTGACATGCTCCGTACGGTTGCTTCGGCGTTCTCGGGTGAGACGGGGATCCCGTTGAACTCGCTGGGCATCATTCACGATAACCCGGCCAGCGCTGAGGCGATCCGCGCCGCGGAGCATGATTTGCTGATTGACGCGACGTATCACAACAAGTTTGTGCATGGTACGGCTGTTGAGGACATCGCCAAGCTGACGGTGATGGTCCGTGACGGTTTGACTGAGATGCCGGCGGAGGCGTGGAAGTTGTCGGCGTCGTTCGCTGATCCTGAGTTCCGTTCGACTTCGGCTAACGCTGACGCTTACGTGAAGATGGCAGGCGCTAACGAGGACTTGAAGAGTTCCCCCGTGCTGCTGGAAACCGTGTTCAACGATGACCAGATCACCCGGATCCTTGACGAGCGCAAGCGTGCTGCTGGTCCTGGTCTGATCGCTTCGCTGTTGGGTGCTGGTGCGGCCGGCGCTGAGGGTGATCCTGCGGTTGACCAGGCTAAGTCTGATGCTGAGGTTCTGAACTTGAAGGCGTCGGCTTTGGGTACGTTGCGGCGTGCTGGTGTGGACGCTGACAGCGCGGCGCAGCTTGCCGGGCTTGAGGGCGTCCGGTTCATCCCCGGTAACCCGATCACGATCCGCGAAGAAGGCGCTTAGCCGATGGTGGAGCGGGCTCAGCTTGAGGCGTTCCGGTTGGCGAATAACGAACTGTCCCGGATGGTCAAGGCTGAGTTGGCGGCGTTCTTCGCTTCCCTGAACCTTGACCGACCAGAAGCTACCCGTGACGCTTTGTTGGCGTTTGTGCCGCTACTGGTGGACCAGTATGGGGCTGTTGCGGGCACGATGGCTGCGGAGTTCTACGAAGAGATGCGGGCGGCGTCTGGGGCCACTGGGCGGTTCACGGTCATGGCCGCTGCTGGCGTGCCGACCGAGGCTGTAGAGGCCAAGGTGCGGTACGCTGCCGGGCACCTCTGGACGCCGGAACCCGCAGCAGCCCTCGCTCCCCTACTGGGCGCTACGGACAAGTATGTGAAGCAGCCGGGCCGGAACACAATCGCGGAGAATGCCGACCGTGAGGGCGTCCGCTATGCGCGTGTCCCTACCGGCGCTAAGACCTGCTCGTGGTGCCTGATCCTAGCCTCCCGTGACGCGGTCTATAAGTCCAAACGGTCCGCGGGCGGGGACGGTCACCGCTATCACGGCGACTGTAACTGCCAGGTTGTTCGGATCGCCAAGCAGTCCGATTATCCCGAGGGTTATCTGCCGGATGACCACTACGCCAAGTATGAACACGCACGCAAGACCGCGGGCTCAGGCAACATCAAAGACATCGCCGCGGCTCTACGCCGCGACTTCCCTGACCTTGTCAATGACGGGGTCCACACCCACTAGACCACCAGCCCCGCACGGGGCTGATTTATCCCGCACGGGAGGCAGTAAAAGATGAGTGATGTAACGCCCGAAGTCGGTGCGCCCGGAACCCCGGACCCGTCACCGGCACCTACCCCGGCGCCTCCTGCACAGGAGCCCGACTGGAAAGCGGAGGCCCGCAAATGGGAAGAGCGTTCAAAAGGCAATAAGACAGCGCTGGATGAGTTGACGGCGAAGTTCCAAGAGGCTGAGGCCGCACGGAACGAACTGGCAACGAAGCTACAGGCTGTCGAGCAGGAGAAGGAACGGGCCGCGCTCGTTTCGGAGGTTGCCGAGGCTAAGGGCGTTCCCGCGTCCGCGCTGAGGGGATCGACCCGCGAAGAGTTGGAAGCCCACGCTGACGACATCGCTGCACTCATCAAACCCGCCGGCCCGGTCATCCCCGGCCAGGAGCGGACCCCTTCAAAGGTTGGCGATGACCCCCTGCGGGAGTTCACGCGCAACCTCTTCAACGCAAACACTGACTAGGAAGGCCCACGAAAATGGCTGTTCTGACTACTGGCGATCTCGTCATCCCCAAAGAAATCCTCGAACCCTGGATCAAGAAGGTATCCGAGGGTTCTGTTATCTCCACCCTGTCCAACCAGACGCCGATGAAGTTCGGCAAGGGCGAAGCGTTCGTGTTCAACATCGGCGAGGCCGAGTACGTTGGCGAAGGCGCGAACAAGGGCCCCTCGACCATCACGAAGACGTCCCAGACCACGGACCCGTTCAAGTTCCACAAGACGGTTCGTTGGACTGAGGAAGTACAGTGGGCCGACGAGGACCACCAGCTCGGCGTGGTGCAGGAAATCCTGTCCCAGATCCAGCCGTCGCTGTCCCGCGCACTGGACTTCGGTGTCATCCACGGCATCAACCCGACCGGCGGCGCTGCTGTTGCTGCCATGACTCAGCGTCTCGTGAACACCACGAAGTCCGTTGAGGTCGGCACGGAAGCGCCGTACACCTACATCGACGCCGCAGACAACCTGCTGCTCGCTGACGGTTTCGTGCCGTCTGACATCGCACTGGACCCGAAGTTCACCAACGGTTTCTCGACCCTGCGTGACGCGAGTGGCCGGAAGCTGTACCCGGACCTGAACCTCGGCTCCGACATCAGCACCCTTGAAGGTCACCGCGCCGCGACTTCCCGCACCGTGGGCGCTACCGGCGTCGCCGCTGTGGACCCGAAGCTCCGCGCTATCGTGGGCGACTTCTCCGCTGTCCGCTGGGGCATCCAGAAGGTGCTGGGCCTTGAGGTCATCAAGTACGGCGACCCGGACGGCCAGGGCGACCTGAAGCGCAACAACCAGATCGCTTTCCGCGCTGAGGTTGTGTACGGCTGGGGCATCGCTGACCTCGGCGCGTTCGCAAAGATCGTGGACGCTGTCTAATGCCGCGCCTCACTAACGCTGTCACGGGCGTGACCGTGAGTGTTGAAGAAGAGACCGCAGCGAACTTGGACGCGAACTTCTGGAAGCCTGCCAAGGAAGAGTCCAAGACGAGCCGCACGCGCAAGTCCGACTAGGAGGTAAGTCATGGCTGAACCGTTCCCGTTTGCCACGTTGCAAGAGTTTAAGGATCGGTGGCCTGACTTCCCCGCAGGCGCGGACGCGCACGCGACGATCCTCCTTGAGGATGCTTCCCAGTTCATTCTGGACACGGTCCCGGCGGCGGATGGGGCTACAGCTTCCACCCGCCGCCGGATCGTGTGCGCGGTTGTTCGCCGGTCGATGTCCGCTGAGGCTGCCGAGACTGCAGGGTTCGATACGTTCCAGACCGGAACCGGCCCGTTCAATTTTGGCGGGAAGGTGTCTAACCCGTCCGGGGACTTCTACCTCACCAAGCAGGAGAAGCAAGCCCTCGGCGCGGGTAAGCAGCAGGCGTTCGGCGTGCAGATCGCCGGTACTGGGATCGCCCAGCATTTGCCGTGGTGCGACATCTACTTCGGTGGCGCGACGTGTTCTTGTGGTGCTGACATCGCTGGTGAGCCGATCTACGAGGCGGGATGATGGCTGTCTTCTCGTACCCTGGGGATTATCATGCGCCGGGCCGGAACCCTTTGAAGATGTTCCCGAAGTCGTGGTTGACGGATGTGACGGTCCTTCGCGGCGGGGGTAGGGATGCTAAGGGCAACCCGCTCCCTGTTGTGGAGATCGCCGTGACGGGTTGTGTGGTGGCTCCGCGGGCTACGGCGGATCCTGTGGACCGTGCGGACATTGTGGACTCAAGCGCGGTTCTGTATCGGGGGCCGGGGTTTACGTTCATGCCTTCTGACCGGATCCGTATTGCTACGGGGAAGCGGATGGCGGGCGAGTGGTCGGTTGATGGGCGTCCTTCTGAGTGGCCGTTTGGTTCTGAGGTTGGGTTGGTGAGGGCGTGAAGTATAAGCCTCTTGCTTCCGGGTTTCGTGAACTGGCTCAGTCGGCTTCCGTTGGTGCGGCTTCGTTGTCGGCGGCTCAGCGGATGGCGGGTAACGCGAACGCTGTTGGGGATGCGACGTATGAGGCGGCTCCTGCGACGGTGACGGCGGGTTGGGCGAATGATAAGCGCGCCGGGGCTGTGGTTCGTGTGGTCACTCCGCATTGGCGGGATTCGCGTGACGCGGTCCTGTTGCGGGTTGCTGATGCGATGAAGGTGAGGGGCGGATGAGTGTTCTTGTTTTCCCTGATACCCGGTCGGCGTTGTTTGATCTGATCGACGGCACCACCCATGAGGGCGTGACGGTTCGCGCCGTCTACCACCTACAAGGGGACGCTTACGGGCAACTTGAGGGCACTGACCCTATCGCGCACATCTACGTCACAGGGGGCACGGAGGGGTTCGTTGACCGTGTTGACCGGGCCACCATCGACGTCTACGCGCCTGGTGAGCAGGCTGTGAACATCCTCGAATCCATCCGCGCAACGATCCGCGGCGAGAACATTGAGACGCCGTCCGGGTTCCTTGACCGCATCGACCCCGACGTAACACCGGCTGATGTTCCTTACCAGTCCGACACCCTGAACAGGGCCACGGCGACGTTCCTTGTGACGTCCCGGCCCATCCTCTAGACCCCTACCGGGGATTCAAACAAAACCTTGATGCCCTTGAGAGGGGTTTATTTTTCATGGCAACTTTCCAGACAATCCAGGCTGATGCCGACAACCGGAATTTGGTTCGCAAGATCCAGCGCGCAGTGGGGTTCTTGGCCCCGCTGTCCGTTGAGCTTCCGACCACGCTTTACACGGCTGGCACTCTGACTGACCTGAAGGCTGCCGGGTTCCTGCCCGTCGGCCTCGTGTCCCCTGACGGCTACTCATTCTCTCGTGAGCAGGAATCGGAGGATGTGGACGCCCTCGGCTACGCATCCCCCGTCCGCTCCGACGTGACCCGCGTTCCCCGTTCCATCACGTTCACGCCGCTGGAAAAGGGCCGGAAGCACATGTACGAGCTGACCCTCGGCACGGACCTTACCGGCGTCACGCAGGACCCGACCACGGGTGAAATCGTGATCGACGAACCGGACCTGCCCGTCAACGCTGAGTACCGCTTCCTAGTGCTGGGCGATGACGGAGCCGCGACCGAGAACTGGATCCTCGGCAAGGGTTACGGCCGCGTCAAACTGTCCGCTACCGCCGAAGAGGTGTGGGGCCGCGAAGGTGCTATCTCGTCTGAGATCACCCTCAACGTCTTCACTGATGACGAGGTCGGCGTGCCTGTCCGTCACTACATCGCCGGTACTGGCGCTGTGACGCACAAGGATGCTCTCGGCTTCACACAGGGCGTCTAGCCCTCACTGAACTGGGTGCGCCGGTCCTCCGGGTGTGGCCGGCGCACCCTTTGCCACTGACACCCGCCGAAGTCTAAGGAGACGTTATGCCCCGTTTCACGAAGGAAGTTGATGGCCGCGAGGTCGTCGTTGAAACCGCGCTCCCCCGCGAGGCCGCTCAGTTGCGCGCCCAGGGGTTTAAAGAGCATGTCGCTCGTACGAAGGCAGTAAAGACTGCCGACGCTGAACAGTCCAAGTAACCAAACCCCTCACACCCGGAGGTAACACCCAATGGCCGTAGATAAGCCCAATGTCCAGTTTTCCCTTTCGCAGCTCCGCAAGGAGGTTGTGAAGCCTGACACTTTCAAGGTTGCGCTGAGTGGTTCTAGGATCATCACTTTCCCTGATCTGAACGCTATGGAGTCGGAAGAGTCCGACGCGATCCTAGCCAGGATAGACAAGAACGAGAGCCTGATGGGCGTTCTGAATGACTGGCTGTCGCCGAAGGACGCCGAGGCGTTGAAGGCTGAGAAGCTTTCACGCGCCGAACTGAAGCACCTCATGGACGCTGCTTCTGAGTACTACAAGGGCTTCTACGGCGACCAGGGAAACGGCAGCGCCTCCGCGAGCTGATCGCCCGCTACCGCGGGCCCCTGCGCTGCGACCTGCAACAGGTTTACGGCGTGGATTTGGCGGAGTGGTACGCCGCTGGGCGCTGGGTGGCTTTGCTCGATTTTATCGACGGGCTGCCCAGCGCTTGCAGGCTCAACGAGGCAATAGTGAATGACAAGGAAGCCGCTGAGCAGATCGCGGCGATGCCTAAGCCGGACGAAGAGTGGGCCCCTTCGGTTTCCGAGTATGACCTGACGGCGCACCTTTTGCGGGAGATCCTGCAGGCCAACAAGGCGCTGATACAGGTGACCGTCGCGGCTGCGGGTGGGAAGCCTGGCGCTGATAAGCCGTTCCCTGCCCCGCGCACTGAGATTGACCGTGCTATCGCGGCTCTTGAACGGCAATGGGCTGAGTCGTTCGTCGGCAAGTTCGGTTTCGATGCCAATGACATCTAAATAGAGATTCGAGGTTGTCCTATGCCTGTTGTCGGCATCGCAGAAGTCCTAGTCAAGCCGGTATTTTCCGGGGCGCAGCGCGCTATTTCCACGGCGCTCGTCCCTGCGGCTGCTACGGCGGGTAGGGACGCCGGCATACAGGCCGGCAGGGGCATGTCTTCGCAGATTGAAACGGCTGCTGCTGACAGCGGTAAGCGGGCGGGGGCTAAGTTCTCCGGCGCATTCAAGGCTGGCGTCGTTGCTCTCGGGGCCGGTGCTGGTATCGGCGCTGTCGGGTTCATTAGTTCTGCGGTGCAGGGCGCCGGCGAACTGGAGCAGAGCTTCGGTGCGATTGATTCTGTGTTCAAGGGCTCCGCGGGGCAGATGCACGACTGGGCTAAGGACGCCGCCACGAATGTTGGCATAACTCAGGATGAGTTCAACAAGCTTGGCACGCTGATCGGTTCGCAGCTGAAAAACGGCGGAACCGCGATGGAAGACCTCGCACCGAAAACGAATGATCTTATCGGGATGGGCGCTGACCTGTCCTCAATGTTTGGCGGGTCCGCTAAGGAAGCCGTGGAAGCTTTGTCGTCCGCTTTGAAGGGTGAGCGTGACCCGATTGAGAAGTATGGCGTGTCACTGAATCAGGCGAAGATTGAGGCTGAGGCTTCGGCGCTGGGGTTCGCTAAGGTCGGTAAGTCCTATGATGACCAGTCTATCCAGGCGGCTACTCTCTCGCTGATTACGAAGCAGACCGCGGACGCGCAAGGCAATTTCGCTAAAGAGTCTGACACGTTCGCGCACAAGCAGCAGGTCATGACTGCGCGCTGGGGTGATTTGACTACTAAGATCGGCGGGGCTTTCATGCCCGCGATCTCTGCCGCATTCGGGTTCATCACGGACACCGCCATCCCGGCGTTGGAGAACTTCGGCGGGTATGTGACGGACACTTTCGGGCCGGCGCTGGAAAATGTTCGGAAGTTCCTGGTTGATAACGGCGAGACTATAAAGAACGTCGCCGGGATCATCGGGATCATCCTCCTGCCTGCGCTTGTCCGGCTCACCATCGGCGCGCTGGTATCTGCTGGGCAACAAGTCCTAGCGTGGGCGATGGCGTCTGGCGGTGCGATCAAGACCGGCGTCGTCTATGTGGTGCAGT